ATGCTCTTGTACTCGTTGAAGCTATGACTCAAGGCCTAGTTGTTCTGAATGAGTTGAACAATGCAGGATTTTCAAGATTTTGGAAAGACCAGCAAGGAAAAGATTTTGTAACAAATCGAGTGAATAAAGTTATGATTTTTGAGGATCTTGCAAAGGATATACGTTCAAAGAAGATACGTATTTTGGAAACAGAAGTTGTTGATGATTTACGCTGCATTATCGTTGATGAGAATGGTTTAATCAAATTCGGCCATAATGGAAAATCTCATTGTGATAATGCCATGGCTCTTGCTCTTGCAAATCATTGCTTGAAAAATGTTACAATCAAAGTTGAATCTTTCATTCCTGACTGGATAAGGAAGAAACGAGCCGATAATATAAAACAAAATTCAGGAGCATCAATTGCTGCTCACAGGAGATACTAATGGCTAGAACAACAACAACAGAAATAGTAAAGTTGATTCAAACTGTATTGACAGAACATGATACTTACTGGAACGACAAGAAAACAGAACTCAAAAAGTATCGTGATGTATATGAAAACAAGTTTTGGAATCAGAAGAAGATTGATGATAATATGATTCGAGTTGAAACAGCTGATTGCTTCTCCTACGTTGAAGGATTCATTGCCTCTTTGTTTTCACGTAATCCTGCTGTAGTGTTCTCCAAAGATCCAGCAATGACAGAAGGGAATCCTGAGATGGCTCAAATAATTACAAATCGCTTTTTATTTGATAGGAGAGAGCAACTTGAAGTTGGCTCAAGATTATCTCTGATTTACTTCAACAGCTTCTTCAAGGGTGCTCATCGTGACTCTGAAGATTTACTTGAGAGAGCAGATATACGAGCTATTCCTTGTTGGGAAGTTATTGTTGACAGAGATGCTTACTCTTGGGATACTCAACGCTTTGTTGGCCATGTATATTTCCTCAGCATTCCAGAAGCAAAGGCCAAGTTCGGAGCAAAGAAGTTTCAGGCCATACCAAAAGAAGATTACTTTGCAGCAGAAGGAGAGAAGTATCGAGGCAAACTTTCAGATTTGCCTGAAGATTATCTCTATATCAAAGTTGTTGAGTTTTATGATTTGGCCTATGATATGCTTTATTTTTGGACTCCAAACTGGAAGAATGGAGAAGAGTTGCTTGAGAAAGGCCAGATTCCTTTAAGAACGTATGATGATAATCCTCTTTGCCCGATTGCTCCTCTTTACTACTCCAGAAAGCCAGAACAGCCAATGATAGGCCTCTCAGCAGTTGGCCGAGTATATGACCAGTTCAACGAGAAGAATATACTCAGAACTTATTGGGCTAATGCTGTAAGACGAGATTCAAGGCAATTCTTGTACAAAGAAGGAGCTTTTGATGATGAGCAGATTGCAAAGATAACAGCAGGGATTGATGGAGCAGGAATTGCTGTAGATGAGCAATCTCTTGATGGCCTTATTCGTTTTGTTGATGTACAACCTGTATCCTCCAACTTTGAACGATACCAACAGCAGATTGAGAACGATATCAACAGAGGCTCAATCCTTGCTCCTTTTGCAAGAGGAGAGGCAACAAGAGCAACAGCAACAGAGATTACTGCTCTTGCTCAATACTCTGCATCTGAAATTGGAAAGATGGCAAGAGAGAGAGATGCAGCGATTGAGAGAATTGCTCTCATCTATATTCGAATGGTCGCTCTGCTTGCTGAAGAGAATGAAGTTGCAACGATTGAGATTGATGGCCGCCCTAAAGTTGTTACAGCAACAGATCTTGATGCAAAATTCAAGATTGTTGCTTTGGATCAATCATCAACTCCTCTCTCTGAGAGCATCAAGAAAAACAATCTTGTGCAGCTGCTTCCTATATTAACTCAACTTGGAGTACCATTGCCAAAGATTAAAGAGGAAATAATCAGACTCTATGATTTACCTGAATCATTCCTGGAAGAGATTGTACAAGAAACTCCTCCTACTCCAACAACAGCAACAACAGCTCCTGAAGAACAACAAGGCGATATTGGAGCAGCAGGAGAACTACCAGCAGAACAACTTGCTGCAATGTTAGGAGGCGGCCAATAATGCCTTGTTTTAACTTTCAATGCAACGTTTGCAGAAAGATAACAGAAGAGTTTTACTTTTGGGAAGAAGAGCCTTTTCCAAAAGAATTTCCTTGCTCATGTGGAGATGGGATTGCATCGAGATTGATTGCAGTTCCAACTCTTGACAGCACAAGTAAAACTCATCGTTATGGAGTTGAAGGATACTTCTCAAAGGCTCTTGGAAAGCATGTTGAATCTCCTATTGCTGAGAAGAAGATAATGGAGAAGAAAGGCTTTGTTTGTGAAGCAGATTTGCCTTCTCATTATTGGGAAGATAGAGTTCAAGAAGTAAAAGAGCAGGCCTCTGCTCAAGATGGATATATTAAAAATTACAAAGAAGCAATCAAGAGCGGCAAATCAAAGCAAGAAGCTGCTGTTGAACTTGCTCCTACTCATGATATAATGAGCGGGAAAGTTGACAAGGTTTGGAATTCTAAGGAGGAATAGACATGGCCAGAAGAGAAGAACTTGAAATGTTGGGAATGAATGAAAATAATATGCTGAATGTTGAATCAGAGATTGGAGCAGCAGAGCAACTTGATGAAGCTATGTTTGAAGAACTTGCTCCTCGTGGAGATTTCAGCAAGAAGGCCTTGAACAATTTAGTTGCAGCAGCAAACAGACTCTTGCCATTGTTTGAGCAATCTGGAGATTATCCAACATTTGATGCTGATGTTGATGTTTTGCCTACTGAGTTTGTAAGAGTACTAGGAATGTTTCAGGCTGCTGTGAATTATGCAGTTGATTCTGGAGATATAGATGAAGAGATGGATTTTGAGTTGGAGCAAATAACAGACGATCAATCAATGAATTTTCTTGCTGGAAAAATCAATAAACTATCCAAAGATAGAGAGTTCAAGCAGTTCTTGCAAAATCCTCCTCCTGAGATGGAAGAAGAAACAGAAGAAGAGATTGAAGAAGAAGTTCCTATGCCAACTGATGAAGAGATTGATTCTCTGTTTGCTGCGAGAATGTAATGAGTAAGAACGTTCCAACAAACAAAGAACTCTATGCAAGAGTAAAATCAGAAGCAAAGAAGAAGTTTGATGTTTATCCTTCAGCTTATGCCAATGCTTGGCTCGTTAAAGAGTACAAGAAGAGAGGCGGCGGCTATCGCAAAGTGAAAGGAGATTGACATGGCAAAAGGCGGCCTCGGTAGGTGGTTTCAAGAAAATTGGATTGATGTTAAAACAGGAAAGCCATGCGGCCGTTCTCTTGCTGAGAAGAAGAAGCGAGGCTATCCAGCATGCAGGCCAACAAAGAGAGTAAGTTCTAAAACTCCAAAGACTGTTGGAGAGATGAGCAAAGCTGAGAAAGACAAGTTCAAGCGTGAAAAGACAAGTTCCAAAAGAATCTCCTACCAGCACAAGAGAAGCAAATGATTACAAAACTAACGAGAATTGAGAATATCTTTGTGTATCATCATATTACTATCATCAAAGATTCTGAGATTTGCACGATTGCAATAACTGCTTCAGAGTTAGAGAAAATAGAAACACGAGCTGAGAGAATGCAGCTATTGAAAAAACGCTCAACTCTTTGGAGCAGGATAAAACTTGCTGCATTGATAATCATAGGAAGGTAACATGAACAAGAAAGATATGCCCTGCAATAAGCCTCGACGCTCAACGGCCAAAGGCAAGAAGATGATGGTTAAGGCCTGCGAAGATGGCAAGGAAAAGATTGTTCACTTTGGAGCAAAAGGCTACGGCCATAACTACAGCAAAGCAGCAAGGCGATCTTTTCGAGCAAGGCACAAATGTGATGAAAAGAAAAGCAAACTATCTGCTTCTTATTGGGCTTGCAAAAAACTTTGGACTCCTGGAGGAAGCAAGAAAACTACAGGAACAAAAGGAGGAGTTGCAAAGTAATGCCTATTTACGATACTCCTAGAGGCTGGAAAATCAAGAATGTTAGAGGATACTCCTCTTCCAAGAAGGAAGCAGAGAAAAGATTGAAGGCCATTAAAGCACAACAACAACAACAACAAAAATAATCATTATCAAACGAGGGAATAAATAATGAATGAAGAAGAAGTAACACAAGAAGAAGCAGAAGTTGAAACTGATGATACTGCTGCTGATGAAGAAGAAGTTGAGCAAGTTGATGAATATATGAGCATTGATGATTTGCTTGGCCTTACTGAAGAGGATTATCCAGAACTCTCTGAAGATGCTAATCATACAGGAATGAAGCCTTTGCATGAATGGATGCAGCATCTTCCTGAAGAGGCAAGAATGCACGTTGGCAACATTCGAGCATCTTACACAAGAAAGACTCAAGAGATTGCTGCATTGAGAAAAGAACTTGAAGCAGAACGAGAAGCATTGAGGCAACAACAGGAACTTGCAATGAATAATCCAATACTCTCTGAAGCAGAGAAGCATATCACAGAAGATGAGCATGATGTTTATACTGAAGAAGGAATGCAGGCTGAAATCAAGAAGCAGGCTGCATTGATGCTCCAGCAAATGATGAAGCCTGCTCAAGAGAAGATTCAGTTGGAACAACGACAAGTTGAACTCCAAAGATTCAAATCAGAAAATCCTGAGCTAACTCAAGATGAATATAGATTGCCTATTGCTGAGATGCTGAAGGCAAGGCCAGAACTGAAACTTGAAGATGCTTTCTATATTGTGAAGGCCAAGATTGATTCCAGCAAAGCAGCTGAAGAAAGAGCAGCAATGCAGCAGCAGAAAAAGACAAGAAGAAGCACTTTAACAAAAACATCAACAGGAGCATCTTCTAAACCAAGTGGAACTCCAAGATTTAGAAACGCTATTGAAGCTTATGAATGGCACAAAAACAATCCAGGGAAGAAGTGATGAAAGCAACAGAGTTATTTCAATTAGTTGAGAGATGGGCGAACAATCGAGATTTATTGCATGAAGAGAACGTTCCTAAACAAATGATGAAGGTTATTGAGGAACTTGGAGAGTTGAATGCAGCAATCCTCAAAGATGATGATAATGAAATCATTGATGGAATTGGAGATGTATTTGTTACTGTTATCATTCTTGCAAGGCAATTGAATTTGAATCCTGAAGCCTGCTTGAGAATAGCATACAAAGAGATTTCAGAACGAAAAGGAAAAACAGTTGATGGAGTTTTCATCAAGGAGAAGAATCTATGAGAGCAATAAATGAAATCATCGTGCATCATTCTGCAAGCGGCTCTGCTGTTACTACAGTTGAAAGAATCGATCAATGGCACAAGGAAAGAGGCTGGAGCGGAATCGGATATCACTTTGTTATCTATCCTGATGGCTCTGCAAACAAAGGCCGAGCATTAACCAAAGCAGGAGCTCACTGCAAAGGAAGAAACAAGAACTCAATAGGAATTTGCGTTGCTGGAAATTTTGAAGTTGAGATTCTGAGAACTCCTCAACAAGAAGGCCTTGTTGCATTGATTGAAGAACTTCTTGAGCGTTATTCTCTTGATTGGAGTAATGTTGCTTGGCACAAAGAACATGGCCAAACGTCATGCCCTGGTGCAGCATTAACAAAATTCCTTGAATATACCAGAGAAGAAAAAACTAGACAACAAGATTGAATCCTGCTAGGCTAAGCAAGAAGCATTGAAAGAACTCTTTTAGACTACTCAGACAATGTTATAGATCATTCTTGCTTATCAAGAACACGACAACAAACAAACTAATCTATAACACTATATAAAAGAGGCTAAAAATGGCTATTTCTAATGATCTTTTATCATCGACGTTATTCTCTATTCGTGATGGAGAAGTTGATGAATTATTTCGTAAAGTCGCTTTCTTGGACAACGCTAAACAAAAAGGCGGCGTTGAATATGAAGATGGCGGAATCAAAATTCAACGTCCCCTTGCTTTGAGCGAGCATTCAACTATTACACAATTTGCAACAGGTTATGAGCCGATGAGCTTGGCCGTTAATGATGTAATGAAACCAGCAATCTATGATTGGTGCGATTGGGCTGCTCCTATTGTTCTTACTCGAAAAGAAGAGATGGAGAACAAAGGCGAGAAAGCAATTGTTAAAATTATGGAAGCTCGTATGAAGTCTGTAATGGGAATGTTGCGACGTGAAATGAATAAGCAAATTCTTGCAGGTTCTTCAACAGTTCTTACTGATTTAAACACTTTGAACGGTGCTGTTGCTGGTGGATTCTTTGAGGCTGAGAATGTTGCTGGTGGTAATCAGAACAATACAGTTGGAGGAATCTCTAAATTGACTTATCAAGATACAACAGGATGGCAAAATCAAGTTGCAAATATTGCTGCTGCTTTTGGCACTAATGGAATCTTGGGAATGCAGCAAGCATCAATCAAAGCATCTTCTGTTGCTCCTATGGGTGCAATTGACTGTGTTCTTTTATCTGAATCAGCCATGGCTAACTACAGAAGAGCATTGTTTGCTCAAGAGCGTTATGTTGATGAAAAACAACTTGATGCTGGAAGAATGCAACTTGCTTTTGGTGGTGCTGTTGTTGAGCAAGATACTTATCTTGGATTTGATTACACTTCAACAGACTTTGCAAAGACTGCTCCTGTATCAGGATATATGATTAACTTTGATGCAATCAAACTTGTGATTCATCGTGATTGTGACTTTGCTGTATCTCCTTTCGAGAAGATTTCAGGAACAGTTGCAAGAGCTGCTGAAGTATATTGCAAGATGCAGTTGGTTGCAGATCATCTTGGCTCAAATGCTATCTTGTTTGATGGCGATACTTACTAATAGGAGGCTACCATGGCTACTCAAAATTTAATTCAATATCTTGAAGCAGGAACTTCTGCTGTAATGAATCGCTCAAAGCACGAGTATTTTCTTGCTGGTGGTACTATTACAAAAGGCCAAGTTGTTGCTCTTGATTTAACTCAATCTGATGCTGATCGTGCTCTTTATGTTGTTCCAGCAGATTCTGATGCAACTACAACTGTTGTTGCTGTTGGTATTGCTATTGAAGCAGCTGCTGCTGGTGAAAAAGTGAAAGTCTGTATTGCTGGTTACTGTGAAGGGGCTGTTGTTTCAACTGCAACTGCTCAAGGCGATATGCTCCAACTTGGATCTACAGCAGGCCAACTTGAAGTTAGAACTCTCAGCGTTGATGAAGCGGGCTCTGCTACTTTTAACTTGTTCCCTATCGTAGCTCAAGCTCTTGAAGCTGATACTGCTGGACTTGCTGATGTATTTGTGTTCTCACAATTCAGCTAAAACTGGTTTTTCCCTCACTTTGATGTGAAACCTTGGAGGAGCGGCTGCAAAGTTGCTCCTTCTCTTTTAGGAGCATAGGACAATGAATTTAACTGCTATAAGACAAAAAATAAAAAACTTGACAGATTACTCTCCAGAGTTGCAGCAATTCAACGATCAACTTGATGATCTCGTTAATGATGCTTTCTATTCAATATGGACAATGAAGAGATGGAACTTTGCAACAAAGATTGCAATAGTTGATTTTCATATTGATATAACAACTTCAACTGATACTGAGTTCTCTGGAGGCTCAAACGTAACTCTCAATGCTACGAATGGAGAGAGAAGAGTTGTACTCTCTCATAGCATAGGAAGGCTTGCTGATAAAGGAGTTTGGGAAGGCTCTCCTATATCAATCAACGGCCAAGAATACACCATCTCAAGAATCGATTCTCTCACTGAAATAATTCTCACAGAAGCATACAAAGAAAGTTCAACACCAACAACAACAGATTGGATTATCAAGAAACGTTATTACTTCCTTCCTGAAGATTGCCTTGAGTTGCTTTATTTCGGCCATCGAGATTATCCTTACAACACTGTTTCAGGCTCTTATCCTCCCTATGGCAAAGCAACAGCTATTCTTCCAAGACATGAAGAGATGATTGGATTGAGAGCAGATTATCAATCAACTTATGCTGAAGCATATATTCCTTCTCCAACAGTTCAAATTGCAGCTGCTGAAACTCTTGAAGTTGCTGAAGGTACAGGAATTGGAACTTTCTCTTCAGGCTTTTATGAGTTCTGCTGGTCTTTTGAGAAAGATGGCAAAGTTGGAGCATTATCTGAGCCTTTCATTTATGAAGTAGAGGAAGCAAACACTGATATAGATATCACGTTCAAATCTTTTGATGGAGAG